ACGACCGAATTGTTCTGCTGATTCAGATGCACGATTGAGTTCAAACTTGCCGCAAAACTTCATGAACCGTGCACCCACTTGTCCGATATCTCTGTGTCTAATTTGGGTTTTGATTGCAGTGTCTACAGCTGACTTGATGTTGTCGGGCTGTGCAGTAAGATCAATCAGCACGAGATTGCGCTCATAGTCATCCAGCACACGATGTTCGGCACCTTCATGATCAGTCCAGCGTTGCATCATGAGATTGTTCCACGCATAGCCGCGGCGTTCTCGATCAGCAAATGCCTCAAGCAGTCCTACTTTGTTCTTGGTGCCCTTGACACGCACGCCGGGGTAGGCCGAAAACACATTGTCGCTGGAATCTCCACGCATGCACTTTTCGAACAGTAGCCATTTGGGTTCAGGAACAGTCTTGGGTAGCTTGGTTTTTTTGTCAATTACGAGTTTGTTTTTGGCGTCAAAAATGCCTTCAAGAGTCAGCAACTCGTCGGTGATGCCGTTAAACTGTTGCACGTTTGGTGCAAGCAATTGAACAAAGTCGGTGTCGCTGCTGACAATATAATGTTGGTCTTGGGGGTGTAACGCTATCCACCGCGCAATAATGTCATCGGCTTCGGCGTTTTCATGTCGGATAACTGAACAGTTAGTCTGCTCACTCAAGTATTTAGTAAAGTTATCAAATGTTTCCCAGAACAGTTTATCTTCTTCTTGCTCTTTTTCTGTAGCAGCAGCCCGCAGTTCAGCACGGTTGCGCTTGTAAGGAAGATACACATCCTTGCGCCAGCTGCGGCCTTCAAGTGCAAATACAACATGATCGGCTTTGAACTTGCGCGCCACCTTGTTCACTGCACTGAGTGTGATGTGTAGGGCGTAGCCGATCTTTTCCCAAGGATCACTTGCACGGAACGCCACATGCCGTGCGCGGAAGAACATGTTTGCAGTATCAATCAAGAGATATTTCATTAGGTGATCAGTTTGTGTTGTATCATGTATTGTAACACATATCGACTCCAGGCCGTATGGGCTTCTTGTCCAAAATGCCAGGAATCAGATGCGACCGTTTGGAAACCGTTGTTTTTTAGCCACTGGTCGTAGGTCAACACAGGATCATATGGACCTATATAGCTATTGCCCCAATATCGTCGGTCCGCCGGCTGTATGTTGCCAAAGTGATTGTTTCCGTTTAAGAAAACATGTTTCACTCCCAATGCAGTCAGCTCAAGATGAAAATTCCAAATAGTTTGATGTGCTTGGTTGGTTACCTGTTTCCAGTCAACCCCAACCACAAAGTTTTTGTACTGCTCTTTTAACTCATCGGGTACTTGATCAATACCCGATGAGTTAACTTGGTAGTAGGTACCATTGTGTGACCATTCTTCACGTTCCCACGTGCTCCATTGAATCACTACTAGAACCTCGGTAGTTGAAAGATCTGTATCTTTTAGCCACTGCCGTGTAGTACGAAGTATCCTGGTGTTTGATCCGGCGGATTCTGCGTCGCACTTGTAAGTGGTTTTGATAACATCGGATAATCTTTTGCCCCAGCTGACTGCCAGGTTATCTGGGTGTGGTACACGTCCCATGTAAAAGTAGCGATGATCATCTTCGGCAAATGCATGACAGTTAACAGCTTCGGCAGCAGCAGCATGGCTATCGCCGTTGACATATAAGATCATTGGGCGACTTTACAATTCTTTAAACTTTCTGATTCGACTACACGCTTTCTCAGACTGCTGCTGCTGAAGCTGTGGTCTCTTGCGTTGTAGATAATTTTGATGTTTCGTTGTGTGCAAATAGTCTTGCCAGTAAAGTCACGGTCTGCGTACTCGATTCCTAGTATCCTGACATCCACGGGCAGGATAAGCAACAGGTCTTCTAGATCTTTTTCTGTTTCGTAGACCACAACCTCATCAACATAGCGAGTAGCAGCCAGCTGAATCTGCCGTTCTACAATGGTTTGAACTGGAGCGTTTTTGAATAATGGCCTATCTATAGTTGGGTCTGTTTGTAGTCCTGCAATCAAGTAGTCACAGTAGTTCTTGGCCTCGCTCAACATTGCAATATGCCCGGCATGCAGCATATCAAACGTACTAAACACAATGCCGATTGTTTTACCCTGCTCTTTGAGCTCTTTTACTTTGTTGAATATCATATATTCATTTAATATTAAACATCGCCAGGAGTGATGATGTTGGCGTTGGAAAGTTACTATACTCAGTTTGAAAAATCCCCGGTTTTAGATTAGCGTTGATTAGCTCCGCTAATATTTTACTACTTTCTGGGGTCAGGTGGCCGGGCCTCCTATCGTGATACATAGACAACACTTCGCCGGCCGGAACACTTGGGAAAAAATGACTTATCTCAATTTTACTCAATGAAAACAGATCAAATTTCTGCTTCAATGGATAATCAAAGCAAGGTATAATCATTAAGTTTGGATACTGTTGCAAGAATCCATATGCTGCTGCTCGACAGATACGATTAGAGTCCTGCTGCTCGTGCACATGATTAGCATATGAAATACCGATATTAATCTTAATATCAAGCTCAGATAATTCTTTTCTCTTTTGAGTACCTGCCAGATTACCAGCATGAAAATGCCCATTTGGGATACGGATACTGACCCGACCGGGATAAGTTAAGCACCAAATTATAAAATCGTATTGATTGTTATATTTTTCGATTAGGTCCGCACTGTATTCGATACTGGATCCACCTTGGCCAAAACAGGTAACTTTGTACCCGAACTGCTGTTCCAACACACGCCACCAAATATCTCGGTCATATTGCGCCGAGGCAAAACTATCTCCGAATACTCCAATATGCATGATTAACTAACCTCCCTGCGGCCGTTACCTAGATTCCTGCTGCGCACATACGGTTGAGGATTCATGGCTTGTTCCTGTTCCCAGGTTTCCATTACAACGTGTCTGCAGACATTCTGGAACCACCGGTCCACAATTTCCGAGTCAGTGTCTTCACGCTTGAGTTGATATCCAGCACGCACTAGATTGGCAACAAACTTTTCATTCCAGTCAATTTCAAATGCACCCTGATGCAGATTTTCGGGATCAACCTCTAGCCCAAGGATTGCCACATACGGTTCTCCGCGTTCGGTAGCCAGTTCCTTGGGAGATTTTTTAGGCGCAGCAGCAACCTTAGGAGCCTTTAGTGCTTCCACCGCCGGCTTTGTAAATTTTTTCTTTAGATATTCAAACATTATGTCCCCCACTCGTTCTTGAACAATGGCACCTGGAGACGATCGCTATACCTTAGCCCATGCTTGATTGCAAATGCTGCCACGTTGCGATTGTTCATGCCGTACACCTTTTCTACCCCGCCAATAGGCATCAAGTATGCAGGCCCCTTAAATCCAGCTGCACGGTAAATCTCTATAACTTCTAGTGCTTCGGCTGCATCCTCTTCGGACGCAATCACAAACTTTAGATAGGTGTATCCTACTTGTTCATATTCGCATACTACTTCAGGAAGAATAGCATCTTCTCTTGATTCGCCACTGACCCCAAGCTTGGCGCTGACACTAAATGTAATAGCGTTGTATCCGCGCTGCTCAATACCCCAATCTGCGAGATAGCGTTTGAACTCACCGGTCAACTGTTGAGTACCATTGGTTTCAAACGTGATCTCTTTCAGTCCTTGCATTGACGGATGATTCAACAAGTCTGGATAAGCACGTTGCCATCCCAACAAGGGTTCTCCACCTGTGATAACCAAATGTTCTTCACGCCACTCTTTGTGCGGCAGCATTTCGCAAATGCTCTTGACAATGTCCTTGGTATCAATCACCGGGCTAAGATGCTTGAATGCAGGATCCCATGATGCATAGCTGTCGCATCCGGTACTAACAAGAGGCAGTTCTTTGTAGTTAGCGTATGGACCAAAACTGTCTAGTGCAGCAATCTTGATACGCTCTTGGCTTTTCTCCCCACGTGTCATACCGAATCCGTCGCAGGTAAAGTTGCAGCCAAATGTGCGCAAGAACACGCTGGGTACACCCATGTATCGTCCCTCGCCCTGGATGCTATAAAATAGTTCTGAGATTTTAAGTTTGCTCATTCTGTTGTAACGTCATGTGTAAAGATATTCGACCATTTGTGCAGTTTTGCTCGTTTTTGGAGCGCAGCATCATATACTTTCTTTTCGTTGAGTACACCCATCTCCATCATCAACTGAAGCATGCAAAGCAAGTCACCTGCTTCTTCTTCAAGATGTTCCCGGTTAGTCACTCGGGCTTGCGGCTTGCAATTGTCAATCCCAAACCTAGCGCATTTGCTGACAGCTTGAATGACCTCGGCACATTCTTCTTGCAGAATGTTCATTACTTCAGTTTCTTTGGAATTCATATTGCTAGTGTAACATAGATATTTAGATTACACAAGCTGTTTGGCTAACATTTCGGCTGTACCGGCCACTGTTATTTTCATGCTGCAAGAACAAAACCCTTGAGCCTGGGAGGTTCCCAATTAGTGGGTTTGAGAATTTTACCATCTTCTCTACGAATAACTTTACCAGTGCGTTGATCAACCTTGGCAAAGTTACTGCGCATTACTTCCTTCCAGGCGCCTGGCGAATCAACGCCCATACTGTGCAGTGCACCGGCTGTAACCACCATGATATCAATTAATGCATCTAGTTGTTCAATACGATCGCTATTGGCCACAGCTACAGCCAGTTCGGCAACTTCCTCCTTGATCAAGTCACAGTACAACTTGAACTGTGCTGCATTGGGCGTGTCAATAGTTTGCCCACATGCTCGCATAAACTTACGTTGGTCTTCGAAAACATCACTCATATAAACTCCTGTTTTATGTTAAGTATCAACGATTGAGCCATTCGGGATTGTCCCGATACCACTGAATAGTGTGTGCTAATCGTTGATCGATTGCTTCTGATTCTT